AACGGATGATTTAATATGTTATGGTGGAACTGCGATTAATAATATTTTACCCGAAGAAGACAAATTTTATAATACTGACGTAGAAATACCCGATTATGATTTTTTCTCTTATGACGCTTTAGAAAAGGCCAAGAAGTTAGCCGATATTTATTATAAAAAGGGTTTTACCGAAGTGGAGGCCAAAGCAGGACAACATCACGGCACTTACAAAGTTTACGTTAATTTTATACCGGTTGCCGATATAACACAAATTCCCAAGGAAATATTTATGGCTTTGAAAAAAGATTCAATAAGAGTTGCGGGTATTTTGTACGCTTCACCAAATTTCTTGAGAATGTCGATGTATTTAGAATTGTCGCGACCCGCCGGAGATATAAGTAGGTGGGAAAAGGTTCTGAAACGTTTGAGTCTTCTAAATAAAAACTATCCCTTAACCAGTATAAATTGTGACGAAGTAGAATTTCAAAGAGAAATGTCAGATAAGAAAAATGAGGACGCCATTTATGAAAATGTTAAAAATACATTTATTAACCAAGGTGTCGTGTTTTTTGGAGGTTTTGCTATTTCTCTCTATTCTCAATATATGCCAAGGAATTTACAAAGACGTTTACAGAAAATAGCTGATTTTGATGTGCTTTCTCACGAACCCGAAACAACTGCACAAATAGTGAAGGAGCGGTTAAAGGACATTGGTATAACTAATTGTAAAATAGTGAAACACGAGCCGGCTGGCGAAATAGTGCCAGAACATTATGAAATCAAAGTAGGAAAGGATACAATCGCGTTTATTTATAAACCAATAGCGTGTCATAGTTATAATGTGCTTTTTATAAAAGGACAAAAAGTGAAAATAGCAACTATAGATACTATGTTGAGTTTTTATTTGGCGTTTCTATATGTTGATAGACCTTATTACAATGAGTTTTCAGAGAGAATCTTGTGTATGTCAAAATTCTTGTTTGAAGTACAACAAAAAAATCGATTAGAGCAAAAAGGATTGTTAAAACGCTTTAGTATTATATGTTACGGACATCAAGAATCAGTAGAAGAAATGCGCGCTGAAAAGGCGGCAAAATATAGAGAATTGAAGCAAAGCAAAAATAAGGCGGCGCTTGATGAATGGTTTTTAAATTATAAACCGGATCAAAATAAAAATCCTTTAGAAAAACCAGAAAAACCAGAAAAACCAACAAAACCAGAAAAAAAGAAAAAAACTAAAGCAAAAGCAAAAGCAATAAAACCTTTTTTTGATTTTTATGGAAAAAAGACCAGAAAAAACAAAAAAGGATTGTATTAGATATAATTTTTTACAAACAATACGTTTCTAATAATATGATAAAAATATCCTGTGTTATTTTTGATATTATCTTATATATAATCGTGTTTTCAAAATCATAGCAAAATGGTATTATGTTTTTAAAATATATTACAAGATATATAAAATGCACTATAAATTTTTCTAAAAGTGTTTTTGTATAATTGAATGTCTTATAATTAATTGACCAATCATTAACATAACTACACATATGAGTATTGGTTTGTTTAATATAAAAATTATGTATATCTAATAACCCAGAGAGAATACGATGATAATTTGATTTTTCGTTTTTAACATTTAATAAATAGCCAATTTTGTCATAACCATAAAGTTCTAAAAATAATATTTTTTTATCTGGAACCGGATTGAAAATATAAGGGTTTATTCCATCAATGTACTTATTATCATATAAACAATTACCATCAATTAAATAGGGGAAAAAACAGGATCTTATAATTGTATCTAATATTTCATCACTGTTTTTATATTGCGTTTTTAGAGTTTTCTTACATTTTCTAACATTATTATAAGATATATATAATTTACCATTTACTTTTTCACAAATATCATCAGGTATTCTACCTTCTAAATGTTTTCTAAGGTTTTTTAAAGTAGGTAATTTATAGTTTTCTTTAAATTCTTTTTTAGTAATATCATAAAGATTCGGCATTGTGTCTAAAGCGTCAATAAAATATAAAAATCCCACTAAAGATCCGATACTTGAGCCAGATATTCTTTCAATTATAATATATTTGCGTTTTTCCATTTCTTTCAAGAAGTACAATGCTCCTACCAAATAACTACCATTAAAAATACCACCGTCCAAAACCAAATCAATCCTTAAAGGTGTTTTTGAATTCTTCAAATCATCTGGTAGATTTTCAATTAATTTTATTACATATTCATTTATCATTTATAAGTTTATATGTAATAAAATAGGGGATTTATATTATTGCTTTATAACGTATTTTTTATATTATTTAATTTTTTATTCTGTAAAAGTCTTTCGATAAATTTAGATTCTTCTTTGTGTGTCACATAAATATTAATTATCTCAGCTGGTGAATAAAAAAACTCATTTATATTTTGTAAAATATCACGATCTATGTGTTTTTCGAATAAATGATGGTAAATCTCCGCTATAGTATTGCGGCTGGCATTATCCAATTTATGGGTTATGTCGATTCTACCTGGTCTTGTTAGCGCCGAATCCAGCTTTTCATAATGGTTTGATGTAATAATCAACATTCTTCCTGGTGTTTCTCGAATACCATCCCATAAATTTAAAATATCGTCCAGTGTTATCGGCTGTTCACTGCTATTCACCCCGCTATTTGTGCTCCCATTAATATCGCAAATTGTTTGCAAAACATCACTCACCTTTACGGTATCATTTTCGGTTTTAATTAACCCATTTAAATTGTTGCTACTACTATTGCCACCACTAATACCATTTAAATTTTTACTCTTGTTTCGCTCATTTTTTCTTTCTAAAATAATATCTCCAATACAATCAATGTCCTCGAATACAATAATTTTCTTGTCAAATGTTATATCTCGTTTTTCATTATCATAATTATAAGTGTCCTCAAAAAAGTAATATTCTAATTGTTGTTTTGTCTTAATTAACTTCAATGGTATAACAATAATATGTCTTCCAGTATGGTTTGCAATTGCTTTAATTAATGACGTTTTACCCGTACCAGGAGGACCATGTAACCCAATGCCAATTGAATAAGGAATTCCCTTTTCACAATACCATTCCTTTTTACTCGTAAAATAATCTATTTTATCAATTATATCTTGTTTGCCGTCGAAAAATATGTTTTTAAACGTCCGGTTACTTTCAAATACATATTCGCTCCAACTCGCATATTTAGAATCATCATCGTCTTTTTTAACATTATCTAAAACATATATAAATTTTTTGTTACAACGTTTATCTTTAATAGATAAAAGATGTTCATTTGTAATATTGTCAATGTATTTCTTTAAATAATCAAGCGAACGTTTATAAGAATAAATTTTTAAAGTGATTGTATCGGTTTTTGTAATAATTTTCTCCTCTTTTTGATTTCCCTCATCTTTTTCAATCTCAGAATGAACGAAAATGTCTTCATCTATTAAAAAATGTTTATTTTGGAAAACTATAAAAATATCTTCGTGTTTTTTATCTTCTCTATACTTGGCTGTGGAATCATAATTACTTGATGTTTCTTTTATTTGATAAATCGTCTTATTTTTTTCAATATTATTTATAATATAATTCCATATTGCTTTAAAGCGAGCGCTATATGAAGATGTTGTAGTTAACGTATGTGAATATGCCGATGTAGTAGAGCTCTTTTTGCCTTCTAAAATGACCACATTTCTTTTATAAAAAATACTCTTTATTTTATTGAATGATATATTGGTTAACAATCTATCAAGACGGTTATCATAAATATAATTCATAATGTATCCGATTACACTCATAGCAATTACAGATAAAATTGAGTCTATAATCACGTTATCTGTTTTAAAAAAACTAATAACCTTCATTTTCATTGCATATAAATAGTTTTGTCTCATGTCTTCCATATAATTAATTTTAATTAGTATAATTATATGGAAATCTTTAAATGTTTTGGTTTATGTTTTATTCGGTCGCCTTTGCTTCGCTTAAAAAGTACCAAAATGGTTTGTGACTTTATTCAGCAAATAAAATAGCAACCCAAATAACACACTGGAAAACATGAAACCATTTATATTGAAATTGCCGTCATTTGAAAATAAAATCGGGAAATAATTAAATAAGAATCGCCTGAAAAATGGCAACTGAAATAAGAAATATAATACAGCTAATAGAAGTGGAGTTTGTATTTCATTATACATTTCATCCAACGAATTACTGCGGTTCACATTTCTATTATAGCTATCAATCATATCCGATGTCTGTTCGTAATCCTTAATATAATCCGCTTGCCTTTCGTGCATTGGAACATAATTGGGCTGAACTTGTGCGTCATTGCTGTGTCCACTTGTGTTCATCGGGATGTCTCGCGACGGCAACTGTGTAGCGCCAGCAACCGCCGCTTGTTGAAGACCGCTTACGATTTGACTAATTGTGGTCTGGTCCAAGCTAAAATTTGGAGTCTGGCCTTGATTCGGTTGTGGAGGTATTTGTGTTGGTTGTTGTGGTTGTTGCATTTGTTTTTGTACTACATTTTCAGAAGCACTGAGTGTAATATTTCCTCCACCAACTGGGTCAGTAGGTAAATCTAAAATACTTGTTGAATCGCTCATAAGTATTATAAAGAATGATTGATTATAATAATTACGCAAATTTATTCGAAATCTACTGTTTTGGCATTAGCGTTACATTTTGTAGCAACGGGTGTATATTTGTAACATTTATCGCCATTTTTGTATATTTTGTCCTGAAATTTATCTAAAGGCGGCGCGTGAAAAATAAGACAATCTTTATCTTTGCAAACAGTTCTAAAGAGAGAAGCCAACCCAAACCCTAACAATATAGACATTATTATTTTTCCTGTTTCTGTATGAACAAACCTTCCAAGATATAATCCCATTTATATATTTATATGATTTAAATATTTGCTAAAATATAATGTTAATTTTGTATAGGTATAGAAGAAATGAGAGATTCATCCTTTGGACATTTCACCTCTTCTTGTTCAAAATAAAAACAATTATCCGCTTTATCCTTAAATAGCACCTTGTCGACATTCTCAGGGCTGGGATAAATATATATTGTTTTCATTTCAGGGCCCAAAATATAAATAAAAAATATACCAACAGCAAAACTAACAAGAAATATAGGTAATTAAATGTAATTAAATATCATTATATATTTTATAAATATATTTTTATAGTTTTACAAAATGTAGTAAAGAAAATAATTATAAAATGTGAAAAATAATTAGAAGTTTCCTCTATTGAATTTCAACTCCTTTTTGAGAATGTCAGCTAAAGTATTTTCCAACATACTGTAATTTTTGACACCATCTTCTGGATTCGTTGAAAATAGCGTCAATAATGTGTTCTTGTATGATTCGTCAAATTTATTAAATATATTGTTGTAAACCGGGTTACCGAAATCATACATTCCGTCTTCTACTAATTGTGGAGGAATGATTAAATTGCTTGGGTTAGTAAACTCACACGATTTGCTTTGCAGTCTTGCTCTGACGCAATTATCCATAAACTCCTGTAACCATTCTACATCAGATAATAATGCGGTTTTTAATTCATTATTCATCTTATTCCATAAAGTTTGGTAATTTCTGTTAGACCAAGTAACCGTGCCATCTGCTTCGTCAATTGTTGGTTTTCCTATAATATCTGATACATCCGATGATGCTGTATCCGATGATGATGATGAATCAATGATCAAACGACGCTTTTTAAGGGCTGACGGCGGCACGCCTTGAATACTTGTATCAAAGACAATTGTTTCATATTTATCATTATTCATTTCCAAATCCTTTATAGAGTAGGCTTTTTGAATTAAATGATATGTATTGTTACTTTCCTCGAAAACAACCATATTTTCCTTATATTTTAATTTTAATATTTGATTTAATGTAGGTCTTAATTCGTTACTATAAACTTCAACTGCACCTCGAACAAACTCCATACTATTTGTTTCATTAAAATTCTTAATAGAGGCCCGTATTTGCTGAATCAACAAATACGATTTTTCCACTTCCTCGTTTAATTTAGCCTTTGTTTCGGGATCATCCGTGATTTTTATATAAATTTGGAGATATGTTTCAAGTAAACCTGTAAAATCCTTTATGGTGGCCTTTTCTGAATCGAAATTTTCCAGAGCCTTTTCGGTTGTAATTAAACCAAATAACAATTTATTTTTATCGCTTATTATTTCATTTTTAGCATTATAAATTTCGCCATCAATCATCTTCAAGATGTCATTAATGTTTTCAAAATTACCTACAGCTATATTTATATTTAATCCACAAGGTTCAGTCGCGTTACAAAAAGCACGGAGTTCTCTAAATTTTGCACCCATACTATCCTTACTGACAACGGAAGCAAATGTCGTACCACCTGGTCGCCCACAATTCACACATTTTGGCTTTAATTGTTTAAACTCGGCTTTTTTCTCCTTCATATCAAGCATTTTGTTATTTAGTATCTTTTTCTTATTTTTTTCATTGTCATTATCATATTTACTTTTTAATCTGTAATATTCATTGATATTATTTTCAACAGATTGGTTATCA